CTCTACATCATAGAAGTATTCACGGATGCCGTCCTCAATCTCTAGCCCCACATCCTCATCAGCAGGTATGGGGTATTCTTCTGGGTCAATGTCGATTGTCATGTAAATCTTAACTCTCATTGCTCATCACTTCCTCAATCAACTTGTCCAGATACCACTTGGCTTTCTCCAAGTCTTCAAGTGGCTTGTCCTTGTAGCGATAACGCCACACGTACTTCATGATGTTACCTTGAAGGTAGTATTCAAATCCATCGTCTGTAGCTGCGGCAATAGCCTGAATACACTCGATGCCTGTAGCATTGTAATGCGGTGGGCTGTTCACCATGTCAGCTTGCTTTGCCTCATACTCTCGTATCATCTTACCATAGTCCGTCATCATGCACTCCCCTTTGTCTTGCTACCGAAACTCAGATGCACCACATTGCCATCTTCCTTAGTGATAATCACATCTTCATCTTCTTCTAGCACATAGTCACTGGCGTTGTCAACAACTTCCATTACATATGTATGCACAAGGTTACGAATAGATTCGTCAGCTTCCATGATAGGCACAGTAGCGCACATCATCTTGCAGAAGTGCATGACCTGACTATAGCCCTCGTCATCAAGAGGATTACTAGCGGATGATATAATAGAGATGTCAATTTCTCCTGTCCACTCTGCATTATTTACAGTTGGACGAATCCTGATTACGAAGTCTTCATCTTCTATGTTCTCAATGTCCATGCTCTATCTCCTTTTCACTTTGGTTCCGTTAAACTTGATAAACTTAGGGTGCTTGTTCTTTCCCTTCTCTTTAAGCCAGTCTTCGGGAATGATGCGGTCATAGTATCTAAATCCGTACTTGATACACCACTCACCGTATGTTGACTTGGCACCCTTACGTAGCTTTCTCCTACTGTTCTCAAACACAAAGCGAATGTCAAGTGCTGGGTGCTGCTTCCTGATTGCCAGATGCTTGCGCCTGTCAGCAGCAGTGAACATGCCCTTCGTCTCAATGATGATGCCATTGTGCAGCACGAAGTCTGGTGTATAGGTGCGGTAGGCTAAGTCTTCCCACTCAATCTTGACCTGCTCATATTCATACTCAATAGCCAGTTCATCGAGATAAAGGGACAGCTTATGCTCTAGTCCACTCCTATATCCATATTTCCGTGCTGCACGAAATTGTTTAGCGTTAGGCATATTCTTCCGCCAACGATACGTATGCAACTGTCTTAGGCTGCTTTGCCTGTGACGCTACTGCAGGACGTTCTTCCAGTCCGGGCCAGCAAGCGAAGCGATAGCGACAGAAGCCACACTCAGTGGACAGAACCTTGTTACCTGTAGGCTTGCCTCTGAACGTCTCATCAACTGCTTCAAAGCAACGCTTGAACTCGTTCTTCTCAACAGCCTCTGCCGTCTCTTTAATATTCTCTACCTCTTTATCAACGTCAAGCCCAGTAGCCGGTACATATTTGAATTGACCATTTGCTTTGTTGACTACCCACCAGCCACCGGCACGTTTGCCTGATGCCTTCGCGTAGACAGCAAGCTGGGACACGTAGCCAAATGCGTCACCTTTGCTCAGTGTATCGAAGGACTCAAACTTGTTAGTGTAAGACCAATTAGACGCTGACTTAATATCGTCAACAGCACCATCAATAACAATATCATAGGTGCCAGAGACGGATGTATTCTCATCAAGGTCGAGTGTAACTTTCGCATCATCTTCATACTGCACTCCCGCTTCTTTGAGTAAGCCCTTGAAGACAGCCTCTACGATGTCTCCAAGCATCATGTTCATTACGAATGTTGTTGGCAGGGGCAGTGCTTCCTCTGGCTTGTTCTTCTCAAACCAAAGCTGACAAGTCGGTCTGCCTACATTAGACATACGCAGACCAAACTCATCACGCTTATTGCCCCCACCAAACTGGCGTCCAAGCGCACCCATAACATCAAGACCTACTTGCTGGATAGTCTCCACTGACATAGTGGACTTACCCTTAGCAGCATTCTCCATGTATTGGTGCAACGCCAGTTCAGCAGGGTGATTCATTACGCTACCTCATCTTCGATTTCAATATCGACAATGCCATCAACGATAGCTTCATCATCCTCATCATCATGCGAGTTGGCCTTCTCTGCCCACGCATTGATGATGTATTCATTGTAGTTGTTGACCCACTGCATGAAGTCACCAAACATACCTTGCTCCTTATCAGTAAGGTCAAGGGTCTTGGTCACATCAAGGGACACAACCGGCAGGTAGAACACTGCTCCTGTAGGAATCTGGCGTTCCTCTGTATTCGCAGTGATGGTGTGCTGCACAGGCAGACGCTTCATCTTGGCAAGCTGAGTAAACGCACCACCTACATTCTTGAAGGCGTCACGATTGTCTACTTCCCAGATGAACGGAGTCTCATCTACATCTACAGCATTACCCGAAGCGTCTGTAGCATTGACCAGTTCAACTGTGCCAAGCACAACACGTACTCGTTTAATCTGCTTGATAAGTTCCTGTGTCTTCTCAGGCAATGCCTTGAAGTCTTGGATGTAGCCAGCAGGTTTACCACAGTTAAACCCACCATCATTGTCCTTAAGGTCAATGTTCAGGTTGTCCGCCATGACAGTCTTCACATAGCGGTTAGGGCTGTCGCCCATGCCACGGACAAAACGCTTATACATGAAGCGTTGCAGGTACGGACGAATCTTCACCGACTCTGCGTAGTAGGTAGGTCCGTCTGGTACTTCAAGACGATACGTACCCCCACTGATTACTTCCATGTTAACGGTCTTGCCGTTCACCTCTGCCTCACCCATAACAGGTGAGTGATTGATGCGCAGACGAGCAAGAGTGCTAGACTGCTTACGCTCACCTGTAGTTTCATTAGCAATGCCCATTGCTTTGGCCATTGCTGCATAGTTGTTAGTGTCAATAGTTGTCAGTTCCATGTGTTTATACTCCTTCTTTTGAGTCAATGAGACATAGTTATATCACGACACGTCTTTCGTGTCAAGCCAGTTGGGGCCAATTTTTGCCTCAAGTTCTAGTGGAACATTGAATACCAACCCCCAACGTATGGTAATCAAGTCAGGCAACACCCTGTTAGTCTCCTGTATTACATCAATAACTCTCCTTTCTTCGTCGGGATGTACGTCAATAACGATTGAGTCATGCACAGTATTTACCACACATGACTGCATACCGTCAAGTAGTTTATCAATGTGCAGCAATGCAATCGGCACGATGTCCGCAGTAGCGAATGACTGCACAGGATAGTTCTTTATCTGTGTGAAGTTGCTTACACGACCTCGTGCATTACGCTTCACATCAGGAAAAGCAAACTCACGACCAGACGGCGTAGTAATCTTGCCAGTAGCTATAGCTTCTTTAGCCAGTCGGGAGTGCCAATCGGCCACGCCTTGGTATTTCTGCGTGAAGTGTGTGTAGTATTCTGCTTCCGCTGGCGTTCTGCCAAATCCCGTTGCTCCATATAACGGCGCGAATGTATGCGCCTTCGCAGTCTGTCTGTCCGTAGGCTGACCAGCATCAGTAATAACTTTAGCGGTATATGAGTGTACGTCAAACCCAGTAGATACTTCCTCAATTGCAACTCCATCCTGTGACAAATAAGCAGCAGCCCTGAACTCTAGCTGTGCAAAGTCTGCTTCCATAATCTTGCCACCCTCAAAGCGTGACACGAACACCTTCTTGACAGGGAAGGTACCGCCACGTGGCATGTTCTGCATGTTAGGGTCAGCACCACTGAACCTGCCGGTGGCAGTGCGATGCTGCAGCAGACGGACATGCAGCTTACCGTCCTGCTTAGTGTGAATACGAATGCCATCAACAAAGGATGACAGGTACGTATCTACAGCGGACAAGCGGCGAACCTTAGACAGAAAGTCTACAGCATCGTTCATACCCTTGGCACGTGCTGCACCTTCAAGTGTCTCAAGGTTCTGCTTGCTTGTACTGAACCCATTGGCACTAGCCCACTTGGGGCCGGGTGGTTTGAACTTTAGTCCAGCCAACTCTTTACCAGCCACAAGATGATAACCAGCCCCACCACATGATGTACACTTATTAGTTCGGGCAAATGGTGTTCCATCTTTCTTCACCTTTCGTACTTGGCCAGAGCCATTACACTCGCGGCACTGTGTTGCCTTCGTCTTGTGCAGACGCTCTGTGCCACCTGCCAGCAGACCACGGAAGTCAGACTCGCCCATGTATGGGTCAATGGCGTTGCCCCAATACTGCTTGTCCAGAACCTTGCGGCTGTACACAACCCACGACAGTTGTTCTGGGCTGTTGAGGTTGATAGGAGTGTCGCCCATCAGCTTACGCACATGCTCCTGTAACGCTTGCTCAAGGTCACTACGCTCCTGTTCAAACTCTGTACGTACCTCATCCAGCTTGGCTACGTCTACAGTGAAGCCTCTCTGGTAGATACGCGCAAGGCACACAGCCACCTGATTGGTCAGGTCAACGGTACCACGCAAGCCGCTGTCTTCCTTACTGTTTAGCTTGAGCATCTGCCTGTCGGAAAGCTGCTGCGTAGCATGTAGGTCAGCAGACAGGTACTCAGACAACTCAGCATGTGGAATGTCACGAGTGCTGACACCCTTGGAGAAATACTCCTTTAGTGTATCCTGCTTCTTGGTGTCCAGTTCGTAACGCTCTGCACATGCCTCAAGCGATAGCGGTTCCTTCTGCCCACGCTGCAAGACATACTCTGCCAGCATCGTGTCGTACACGGGGCCGTCATACTTGAAGCCTGACTCCCACAGCCACAGCAAGTCGTGCGCTGCGTTGTGACAGATAAGTATAGTGGTTTCATCCAGCCATTCTTGCACACCTTCATGACCCATTGGGGTAGCATATTCGTCCGCATGGTCAAACGTAACCAGCCATTCCTCGCCCCTATCATTGAGCATACCCACCATAGTCAGGGAGTTATCCGGCTCAAACGGGTCAAGGTGCATCTTGCCATCACGCTTGGTGACAGTGTTCTCTACGTCAAGTGTTAGCTTCATCCCTCATACCTCGCTGTCTGGTAGTTGAGTTCACAGTTTACCATACCGTGCCAGCCATTCAACTTGTTCTTCACGATGTTGATGTGACGCAATGGGCTGTCTTCTTCCTGAGCCTCAACTGTCGGTGACTTACCAATCAGTATCATCAGGTCAGCTTCCGCAGCCTTACCAGTACGGCTACCTTCCATCATGCTCTGGTTCAACTGTGCGCGGCCTTCTGCCTCTGCAGATAGCTGAGACATATAGAACACAGCACAGTCATAGGTCTTGGCAATCTGACGTGCATAGATTGCACACGCCTTGAGTGCCTCGTCCTGTCGAGCGAATGAACCTTGTACGCCAAACTTGTCACCCATGTCAAGCACAAGAACGTCGGGCTGGTATGACTTACATACAGACTCCACCCATGCCATGTCACGACCACCTGCTTCCTTAATCTTGATGTTGTTCATCACAGGAGCATACAGTGCTTGTGCCTTAGACATGTTGTCCCGTACCTCACGGGCTGACATACCTGCAGCCGCAGTCAAGTATCTGGCACCAACACGGTGTGTAGGTTCCTCGTTACACAAGATGATGCACTTGGCACCCTGATGTGCAAACCCACCGGGGCTGGCAATCAAGCTGGCGTGGAACGATGTCTTGCCTGTGTTGGGACGTGCGCCAACTTCGATAAGCTGACCGCCCGACACACCCTCGACCTTACGTGCTACGCTAGGAATGTTGAAGGACCAACGTGCTTCCAGTTCAGCCTTCGCCATGAGTGTTTCAATGCTGATGTCATCCCACTCAATATTGAGGTTGGGAATGAAGTCGTCACCGTAACGCTCAAGCAGGTTACGCAGAGCCTCAAGGCTGGACGCATCACCATTGACCATATCAAAGCCAATATTGGCTACATCCTCACCCACTACCTGCTGGAACAGCTTGGACAGCACCTCTTGTGCTACGTCACTGCCCATAGGTTCTTCACGTTTAATCTGCGAGAACAAGCTAGAGTATGCTTGCTTCTGCGCAGTAGTCAGTGTCGGGTTGTCCGACATGAACAGGGCTTCAATCTCGTCTGGTGTGACGCTACGCTCGTACCTGTCCATAGCAGTATCAATTGACTGCTTAATCTTCCGCACGTCCTTGCTGAACAAGCGTTGCGGACACTTTGAGCCACGATGGTCATCGTAGAAGGACTTGTCCATCAGGCTCCTAATGATTGATAATTCCATGTAAGTTCTCCATATCTGTCGGGTTACGATATTTGAGGTCATCAGTCAAACGAAGGACACGAACATCGTTCACATGTCCTCGTAGTTCTTTCGCCATGACCAAAGTCTTTGGCAGCGCGTCGGGGTCTAGCGCAATGATGGCTGTTGAGAACTGCGAGAGATACCTTTTATGCGACTCTTGCAATGACGTGCCTAGAAGCGCAACCCCGACAAAGGTGCCGTAACCAACAACGGCTGCACTCAAGCAGTCCTCAACAACTACGGCGACTTTACCACACCCTGATGTGTATGGCAAGCCACTTTTTCCGTACCGTCTCCACTTAGGCAGTCGCTTGCCTAGTGAACGCCCTGTGGCGTCCACAATCTTGCCTTCGTGTCTGATGGGAAACACCATACGATGTTCCTTTACATCATACATCAGGCCAAGTTCCTCTGCATCCAGTCCGTACAACTCCCACGCAATCTCCGCCACGTTCCAATCGTGTGGCACGATGTAGTCGGGTAGCTTGAACACTTCCTGCTTGGCGAAGTCATCGGCACCAGCAAAGCCAGCACGAATGTCATCGGCACTCATACGGACACGTGTCCCACCTTTGAGTCCGCAAGTAGCACGGAAGCAATTCCACACAAGCGAACCCATGTTGTTAGTGACTGTGAATGTACGCTCCCCACAGTTGGGGCATGTAGTACGCTTAGTCGTACCTACAGGCACATCCATATCACTTACAATGTTATATATATTATCCATGTATATATCACTTTCCTTGTCGGCAGTTAAGTGCTTTTACCATGCGATTTACGTGCTGTCAATGCACTATTTGCACTGGCATACGTATTCTTCATGTATGGTTTCACTGACTGCGGGTTACTGTGTCCTGTCACCGACATGATTTGTCCCATAGGCACACCCGCCTCGACCATCTGTGTCGTGCCTGTCCTACGTAAGTCCATCAGTCGTAACTCCTCCGGCAGATTAGCCGCCCTCATAACGGCCCGTCCTGCCTTGCTGAACCGTTCTAAGCTGTATGGGTGGTACTCACCCCCTACAGGTATCACACGGGGTGCCACGAAGGCTTGAAAGCCGAAGTCTTCCTGCTGTTGTGTCAGCATCTCGTGCAGGTCATCCTCAATAGGCAGACATACCTCTGCTCTGCGCTTACTCTGCTCAAGATACAGCTTCCTGTCATCCATGTCGATGTTGTCCCATTGCAGCAGACGCATGTCGCCAAGTCGCTGGCACCACTCATACGCCATGTGAACAATCAACCCGATACTGCGCCACTGAAACTCGCTGTACGCTGTGTTCAGGAACTGCAGCACATGCTGTTCAGACCACACTACCTTACGTTGTGGCGCAGTCTTACGCTTGATGTTGGCAAACGGATTGACCAACGCATACTCCATGTCGATAGCGTAGCGATACAGCAACGACGACACAGTGCATACGTGATTGGCAAACGTGATGCCACGCTTCACCCATTCTTCGTATGCGTGTTTGGCTTGCTTGCTCGACAGCTTGTCGTACTCAACAGACCCAAACTCACCGACCAGTATGTTGAGGAAGTATTGATAGTCCTTCTTAGTCTTGTCCCTCAACATACTGAAATCGTTGGAAGAATAGTATTTATTTACTAAGTCGTTCACCGTTTTCATCGAAGTATACCCTCACTCTATCTTTGTCCTCAAAGACTTGGCCGTTGTAAGATGTAACAATACTTACGTCCAATCTCTTTTGTTCGTCTGTCACACCACTAGTTCCAACACTAATCGTGTTATCTTGTGCTGTGTGTGCATTTGCCTTCTTGCTGTCGTACAGTCGCACCTCTCCCGTCTCTCTATCTAACACGATAAAGTCTACGGGGCCGGTGCATCCTACGTTCTTGAATACTTCGTATCCTTCCTCTAAGAAGTGGAGACACATGGACAGTTCCATAATGTCTCCCTTTCTATTGGCTGACTTTATCATGCTGCCAGTAACTCCTTGAACTCTGTGCTGTTCACCCACTGTGCAGCCTGATTCTCACGACGGAACATCGTGATAGCGTTGGTGTCCTTGCCAGTGTTACGCAGCCCGAAACCATTACGCTCATCAGCATAGCTGGCGTAGTTCGTGAAGGCACTGTACAATGCCCAAGCATTCTGACCACGGGTTGCAGCCTCTTGGTTGTACAAGGTAAGCATCTTCTCTGACACACGGTCTGATTTGAGCAAGGATTCAAGCATGGCTTTCACGTCACCGACATACAGTGTCTTGGTTGCGAACTGTTGCAGCCTCTCAGACTGAGCATAGAAAGCCTGTGTCGAACCTTTCAGTTCCTTGATGAACTTGTCCATGTCAAACCCGCTGGTGTTCTTCCTGCGGATATCATCATACTCACCGACAATCATACCGTTGGTGCAGAAGAAGTCGATGGCACCAAAGTAGACTTGATTGGAGCAGCTGCCATCTATGCCGTGCAGGGCAATGATACGCTGTGCAATCGTAGTCGTATGCTTGTCCGACTCAATACGTGCAGTCACTTCGGGCAGGGACATGTCAGCCATAGCCCAAGCATTATTACGTGCAACCTTCCAGCGAATGTTCATGCTCTCGCACTCATCTTCGCCAAGGTTCTCTGTGATAGCATCATGAACACGCACGAAGAAGTCACCGTGGTTGGCACACTTGAAGCTGTTACCGACCACACCAAGATAGTCTCCGGTGTTACCGTTGATGACATACTTCTTGTCCGTCACTTTCGTAGGCTCAAACTCCACAGGGAAGTTGAGGTTTTCAGGCAGCAGTTCCTCTGCTGTAAGGATAGGTGAATCAAATGGCATAGTTGTCTCCTTTCATTTGGCAACTGAGGATTACGTTGTATCACAAAGACTGCGGACAGTCAAGCACTAATCCCAGCGATAGAACATGTGGTCGCCTATCTGTACGACAGGCGTCTTGCTTTCAGCCCATTCGGGCAGGACATAGGTTGCGTGATAGTGCGTGGCACCCTCAACGAAGTCATCAAGGTTGCCTGTATATACGCCCTGTGCAATCACGAGGGCTTGCTGCCATGCTGCTTCATCTGGCGTGTCATCTGACTTGCCGTCACAGTACCAGCTAAACTGACAGCGATGCCTCACAGGAAAGTCAGGCTTCCATGAGTATGTCGGCCCTTGTTGCACCACATCACATACGTCATCAGGATACCTGTCATCACGCACTCTGTTCATCACCACTTGGGCCACCGCAACCTGCCCAATGAAGGGCTGGTCACGGGCCTCGTGATACACGTTGAGTGCAAGGCATACGAGTGCTTCTGCAAACATTAGTCACAACTCTCAAGTCTGCTTATCTTGGCAACCCACAGCTTACGGTCTGGGTCATAGTAGGCTGGCTTATCAAGTCGGGTGTCATACCCAAGCGGATGAAACATGTGCCAGTAATGCTCTATCTTGAGTTTAAGGGTGTTAAGTTCATCTGCTGTCAGTTCAACCTTTAGCGTTCTGTTAGCCATCTTGGTATCTCCCTCAGTTTGTATTTGCCACACCACTCAGTCGTGTCGTACTTCCATCGGTAGTAGTTTCGGTACGCTTCAATGGGCCACTGCTCATCTGTTTTGAGATGGTCGTTGTCCTTACCAAAGCATTGCGGATGTTCAGTTATGTGACCCTCTGGGATATGTATAGCAAGTTCTTTGAGCCGGGGCAAGAGCAAAGAACACTTGTGTACCTTGC